ACTTTAATTATGCAATCTAGGCAAATATTGCCACCACAGCCAAGGCTTGACCGATGGGATATAGCTCTGGTCGCTCCGTAAGTCATTATAGGTATGCACCTCAACGCCATATTTGTCGGTCAGCCGCTGCGGAATGAAATCATCGTGTCGTGTAAACAGTAGCACAACATCGCGCAAGTCGAATCCGACACTTCTCAAATTGGTTAGGCAGACTTCTAGCTCCCATTCAAAACGCTTGATAGCGGGCTGGCACAAGATTAGTTTCATAGGCTAACCCTCTGATTTTGCCGTAGTAGTCGTGGTAGTCGTTGGAGGCGCTTCGGTAGTTGTTGTGGTTGTCGTTGGCGCTACTGTCGTTGTAGTAGTCGTAGTAGTTGTGGTGGTAGTTGGCTTGACAGTAGTCGTAGTAGTTGTTGGCACAGCAAATGCCGGAACATCAGTCTTGTCAGACTCGCGATTATCGTCAGCAAAAGATACTTGGTAATCCCCCTTTGCAACTTTTGTTCCTGCTCCAAGCCCAGTCAAGGAAACAGACATGGACCCGACATCACCAGAAGCGATCTTTGTTCCATCCTTCTTATAAAGGTTCAGTCGTTCCTTACTTCGATCTTCTCCCATAGTGTTCTCCTTTCAGCCGCCCCGCATGATCGCGGTACTGTGGTTTTCTTAGGCGACCATTAACTGGCTATTTAGCTGTAATGAGTGCCCCATCGCTAGTTGGGGTTGCGCTAACCCCGGATGGGGCTGTTATTTTGACGTGGTTGTGGTGGTT